CTCACCAAATGTAAAAATGTGGTCATGCAACTCATTCCACTCTGGGCCGTGACTATTAACACCAACGGCACACTCAGATATTTTGGGATAAAATTGCAACACTCTCAAAAGCGGCAAAAAGAACTTACGCACCAAAAAGGTGAAAGCGACGGGATTACTATAAAATATCCGGCACTTCCTCTTCGATAAGATCTCATCCTTCTTACACGCCTTAGCGATTGGATATGCACGTTTTCCTTCACGATAACACTCCATTAATCGAGAAATCTCATTTTGGATAAGTTCCTCCGGCTCGACGATCTTTGTATAATCACCAAATGGCTCAATTTCGTACAAATATCTCTCCTTTTTACCAGTGAGAGGATAGCCAATCGATGTGTTCGTCTTGATTCGGTCAAGAAACTTCTTACCAGGGATGCCATTCCAATTTTCAATATCAGTCAATGGACGTGTACCATTCCACATTTCATGTTGAAAGATGGGAAGCAATTCGGACTTGTAATCGATTATGGCCCAGGATAGCAATTCAGGGCTAAACATTTTTCCTGGTTCGGACATGTTCGCCAAGCAAGTTTGCCATGGTTCCCACTGTGGTGATTCAATAGGTTTACAATAGATATTGGGCGCACCCATGACATCCATAACGTGCTCGGATATCAAGGTGGGCTTAGCAGAAGATTTAAATGTCGAGTGACCAATACATGTGCCATGCCACGAAATCTGCGAACCATGGGGCATGAACTTCACAGGACTTTTCTTGTGAAGTGGTCTACCTGTCATGATGGAAACACCCATTACATTTTTGTCAAAGTGCTCAGCTGATCCTGTGATCACCACGCCCTCCATACTTTTCAAAGCTGCCAAACCCTTGTCATACTGTTCTTTCGTAAGAACACCAGCGCAACCTACGTTGTGGGTGGAATTACCACCCAAATGAAACCCAAGTATCACTGGTTTGTGTTCAGCAACAACGGTCGCCCCACACATGCCAGCAAAAGTGGTACCAGTGTAGTTCCTATATTCGAATCCATAAAACCGAGATAAAGTATGACCCGTCATACCGAATTTTGTTAATCCAGTGGCAGATGTAACTTGACCCTGTTTGTCTCGATAGTACACAAGGAATTCACAATCCACTAAAGGACCGTCAGGCAAAAACCGGGAGAGATCGCGAAACGATCCTCCGTTTGGCACGTAACACAACGCCATATCAGTATTTGGAACAAAGTAGGCAGTGCTTTTGCTCAGCTTGGCCGAAAATTTCCCACCATTTGCATCAGGATCAGTATATATAAAGTCTACACTCAATTCATCCTGCGTAAAATAATGCTGAGGCAACATTGCGACATTAGAAGTCAAAAACAAACAATTTCCAGCTTTGCGTCCATCAGGTGCCTCAATAGAAGCATACCTCAAGTTCGTTAGCATCATATTTTGCAATTGCTTAGATGTAGTATTCTTCGCGCTATCCTGAACTGGCAAAGGCCGCTCAACGACCTCTGTCCAAGGGCTCGTCTCCGAATCTCTGGCGTTGACCTCTTCTTGGGTTGTTGGGTGCAAAGATCCCTGCGTTTCGAAAGGATTGCACTTCTCTCTCCATGCTCTATACACCTTCGCAATTCCATACAAAACAGCTACAATGCCACCAGCTTTACAAATGTTGCCAATGTGCTTGTTTCTCAAGTCTTCAAATATGGGAGAGATGACGTTGCGTTGTCTCAATTCTTCTTGAAACTGTCTCTTAACAATGCGCACCATAGTCTTCTGAACACAGAATCCTCCAATTACAAGTGACCCCAAAACAGGGACAAATGCAGATCGCGCTTTACGTTGCGTGAACATAGAAGTGAATCCAATTGAAGACCACAAGCACATACTATACTTGACGTACCTTTGCTTCAATCGATCCTGAGATGCTAACATGCACAATTTCAAGAACTTATCATTGTCTAGCCACGGTGTGGGCACTAAAGACATCCAATCCCAATGGCGGGCAAATTTACGTCCAGCACGCAAAATCATATATGATGCCATACCTTCAGTAACAGTGCTCAATCCAAACAAATCACTAGAAATGCGGTTATAAATAGATTTACCAGACTTTTCAATGCTATCGACGATTTCCTCACCCCAATGAGGCTCGTAATCACCAAGAGGATCAACTTCCTGTCCTGTTAAATCTATTTCGCCAAGTGCGCCATAATCGTTCAAAGGATCATCATCCGAAATCTCCGCAGCTCTAGCTTCGGCCAAGCGCTGTTCAAGCTCTTCATCAGACATCACATCATGCGATTCAGTAGGATCTTCTACAGGCCTAGTTTGGAGGTGTTTATGACGCAAGCAACAATACTTAATTTGCTTGCAACCATTAATACCACACAAATCCAATTTCTTCTGTCGGCGTTTCATGCGCGAGATCATGCTTGTTTGATTCTCAATGTGGTTTTGATACTTCTCAATAAGAAAATTCAGAACAGTCTCGAAGCTAACATTATGCAAAGGCTCACCACGATAGTATAAAACTTCATAATTGGCACGGGTGGTGAGCTTTTCAGGCATGACCGCTCTTTCCACGGTGAGACTCCATATATCATCAAACAAGGGAGGTTGGTCCAAATCAGTGTATTTAGAATCAACTAGATCACTATCTACACCAATGGGCTTACCGCTCTTGTCCTTGAACTGGTACTCAGGCTTTGCCTTCACAGTTATCACAACATGCATACGCCGTTGCACTGAATACGGGCAATTGGAATATGCACGCGCATCCAAATCCTTTACATTCGTTGTTACCATGACCAATTCCGGCTCAACAAAGACTTTACCTTTGCTAGCCAAATCGGCCATATTAGCATAATAGGCTTGGTTATTACAAATGTCAATAATGGCGCGCGTAGGTGGTTTTTCGACAAAGTCCGACTTCTCATTAGCAATATCATCGATAGTCATAACCAATTTATCGGTTGTCCACGATGACATATATCTATCTCCAGCATTAAAACTCGCTTGATATTCCTTGCCAGTTGGCAATCCCGCACTAGTGAGCAACGCTGTGATTATTTGCTCTGAAATCATAGACTTACCTTGGCTACTCGGTCCAAACAATTCAATTGCAAATGGAGATTTTCTAATCCCACTACTAATCTTCATCGTAATGTAATCATTCTTAATAGTAAGCAAACGTGCAAACTTATCTTGAACCACCTTTCTATCAAAACCCTTCAAATTCGGCAATAAAGCCCGCATTTGCGTGGTGAGTTTCTCCAAACGTCTATCAAATTCATTTTCGGACACACCACGCACTCTTTTAAGATTTCCGTTTTGGACCAAATCCCAATATGAGCAAATAAGAGCATACTCCTCGTCAATCTCGAGAGCTGCTGTATCATTTATAACCAGGGGCTTCAAAGATTGTGTCTCATAGCATAGGGAAAATACCTCAACAAAGAAAGCAACAGACCCTAGCGCAGCATCGATGACATCAATGGCGGTTCCATGTACAACTTTCATGTCTGGCTCAAATATCTTCATCTCCTTAATGGAGAAAGTAACATCAGATGCCTTGCACATTTCCATGGTAACAACTACACCCAGCAACTTAGATAAGTGTGGAAATAGCTTATTATCCTTCACCAATGTCCAATTAGAATGCAAATTTTTCATCATTTGTACCCAATCTACAGACTCACTATCAGTTTCATCTTCAGAACCATCTTGGGGTGTGAAAAATTCGTTCAAATACTCCAAGACTTGTCCAGTCAAAGACCTATCGGAAAATTTCCGAAAATACAAAATCAACACCGCACCAGCCGACAAGAAATCAGTCGTGCCTTGAAGTGCTATCAACAGTGCTATTAGGCCCTCTATGTGCGATATGATGTCATCTGTCATTTTCTGACCAGCGTACGAGGACAAGCTCGACAATACGGAATCCACACTGGCCATCCATTCAGTTCCAAAGTGCGGAGAAAACTCCATATCATCAGACCAATCAAATGAATCGTCATCGCAACTGGAACCAACTGAAACATCCATAAGTTCACAAACTTGTTCCAAGATTCTACGATAACGCCTTTCACTATCACTGCGTCTTTTCTTGACTCGATTTTTTCCGGCGAGCCACGGGTTAATACACGCTCTGTGATAATCACGAGAGCGTTTTTCCGCCTCCTTCTTCCTCAATCGATTTACACTCTTATCGATTAAGAAACTTTCTTTGATGCACCTTTCTGTGTATGAATCCTCGAAAAACTTGTTTGAAAACAAAATATCCTCGAGATACACATAACTTGCATCAGAAACTTCAGCTTTTGGCGACACGGACAAAGCCCACGTGGGGCAATAGACCATGTTCGTACCATTCCATCCACATCCAACAATTTGTTTACGCACAGGGCGGGTACCGCCTAGTCCTTTCTTATTCATTTCACGCTTCATCTTGTATCAATATCTGTAACTATAATTGCCACAGGTGTAATCATAAATAATAAAATAAAATTCATAATGTTAGCTTTTTAATACATGGAAACGGGTTAGGAGTGCATGTGGGACCAGAGTTGTATTCATTCTCTGGGATTCGTCAATTCGCGACGTCGAGGCTGTAATGACCCAGTTCCCAAGCCACGTGGACTAGCTCCACGCCGCAAACATTTGTACAAACCCTTGCACATGGGCGATCTCATACGCGCTCGAACGCATAAGATTCTTTGATTGAAATATCAAATCCATCAACATGACTAGTTGATTATGGTCGTAGAGGGTGGTTAGGCACCATACACCATGTATTCTACTTTGCAATTAAACTTTTCAATAATTTGATAAATGCGGATACAAACGCTCCGCTACGCCGTATGTGACTAACTACATACTAATTTACATTTTTCTTTGTTTCGTTTTACCTCCAGTAGAGGATTAAAATATACAATATAAAAATATACACAACAATAAAAGCACCCACTAACAGGGCGGGTGCCCTTGGAAAACACGTAAAGGAAAATCCACAAATTCCAATGTTATCCAAAACAAAATACACCAATAAGGTGACCTAGTGTGAATTAAAAACAACTAGGATAGATGTTCAAGTATAATCAAAATTGACAAATTGAAATCGAACATCTTTTAAAATACATCATAAGATGGTTGCAGGTCAATTAAAAATACTGCAAACAGTGTCACTGGCATGTGACACCGGATTCTACTGTTAAGCCCTCATATAGGGCGGCCACAGTAGAGGCCGAATAAAAGTATCATTTCAAGTACATAGGTTGATCTCTTTGCGAGACATACCCGGCTTGACAATGGGCAGATGAATGCCAACTACTCAAAGACTCCGTACACGCGAATAAACGCG